TACCAGCTATGTTTTGGAAGTCTAGAGAAGAGATTGCAGAGGCAAAACAGAATATCATGACTGGATCACAGTGGTTAAATTACTTAAGAAAACGAGGAGTTGGTGATACAGAGTTAAAAGACACATCATTAGGCTTTCATTTATCGATGAATGGTGGAGTGAAAATAAAAAAAGCAGATTTATTAGAAGAATACGAAGAATTTTCACCTCAAATTCAAGCAAAAATACTAGGATGGCGTGATTCAAAACGATTAGTCAAGGACACTGCTGGTTTTGTGCAGGACACTTTAAGAAATCCACCTGTTTACATGGACATTGGATCAAGAAAAATACTAAGAAACGTATATCAAACCATGACTAAGATGGATTTACAAAATCCAACAGGACCACAGATGGTAAGATTAAAAGAAATCATCAATAAAGGGTTCAAAGATGAGTTTGGTATTGATGAAATTATAGGAAAAGGCTTAGATCCATCAAAACAATTGCCTTTTATGGCAAAAAAGACAGCTTTAGTCTTTGATGACCTCTTAAATCAAAAAGGAATTCAATATAATGCTCAAGGAAAGCCAATTCATGCTGGAGATCAAACACTTTCTGGCGGTAGAAACTATCAAGAAGTGTTATTTTCATACAAACCAGGAAAATATCGTGAAAATGAGCCAATTTACAAGCAAGGACACGATTTTGGAGGACAAAGACCGGATAATATGTTTGTTTGGGTGCGTTTTTCCGATAGAACAGACGAATATGGACGTAAATTACTGTTTGTAGAAGAAATACAGTCAGATATGCATGCAGGAGCACGTAGTAAGGGTAGTTATGATCAAGGATATGCACCAAGAAGTGATTCTTATGACCCTGACACACAAAAAATGACAGGAATACAGAAATCTTTGGCAGATTTACAAAAAAAGATAGATGATAAGGGCGGTATAAATCTTGGTAATTTAAGAGCACAACAACAAAAGTTAATTGATCAATCACAACAATTAAAACCTGGTGGCAATAAATATAAAAGCAGATCTGACATACCAGAGGGTCCTTTTGCTGATTCAAAAGATCATGGTAGATTTATTATGCAGTATTTGCTTCGTGCAGCCAAAGAAAGTGGTGATTATGATGGTATCGCGATTGCTAGTGCAGGTATTAAAGGAAAAGAAAAAACAGGTTTTTACAAAAATATAATGATACCACAAATGAAAAAAATATCTAAAAAAACAGGTGCAAAGTATGATGAAACAGTTATAGTGGATGCAAAAGGTAATCCACGTGACAGTATTCCTGTATTGCTTTTAAGAGATAAAAAAGGTATAATACCATCTACGTCTAAAATGGATCGAGGTATATCAGCTTATAAGGATGGAGGTTTAGTGCGTAGTTCATTTCAACCAATAGTGAGTTCTTTAACATAAAATGGCAGATCAAAGTAAAAACAATGTAGATAAAGCTCTTGAAGCTTTAAATTTAGGATTAGAAATTGAACCTACTGGAACAGAGGTAGAAGTTGACAAAGGTGTAGCCTTTGATCCACAATTTGAATTACAAGAAGATGGATCGGCTTTGATACCTGAAGATCCAATGATGCAACAGTCAACGCAACATGATGATAATTTAGCAGATTTTATAGAGGAAGAAGAATTAAGAAAATTAACAAGTGATTTAATAAATTATTATGAAAGTGATAAAGAAACAAGAAAAGATTGGGAAGATACATATGTAAAAGGATTGGACATGCTTGGTTTTAAGTATGAAGATAGAACTCAACCTTTTGAAGGAGCAAGTGGAGTTGTTCATCCTTTATTAGCAGAATCTGTAACTCAATTTCAAGCACAAGCTTACAAAGAAATGTTGCCACCACATGGACCGGTTAATTGTCAAATAGTAGGGCAAATAACACCTCAAGTAGAAGATCAAGCGCAAAGAGTAAAAGATTTCATGAATTATCAAATAATGAATGTTATGAAAGAATATGATCCAGAATTAGATCAATTATTATTTTATCTACCTCTTGCTGGTTCAGCATTTAAAAAAGTTTACTACGATGGTCAATTAGGAAGAGCAGTTTCTAAATTTGTTTCAGGAGAAGATTTAATCATAGATTATTATGCAACTGATTTAGCAACAGCTTCTAGAGTCACTCATTGCATAAAAATGAGTGGTAATGAATTAAGAAAAAATCAAGTAAGTGGTTTTTATAGAGATGTTGAAATAGATTCAGGTAGTGTTGAACCATCTGATTCACAAGATAAAGTTAATGAGCTTGATGGAGTAGAACCTTCTTACACAGGGGATGATGATGAACATTTAATTTTAGAAATGCATTGTGATTTAGATTTACCTGGTTTTGAAGATAAGGATGGAATTAAATTACCGTACATAGTTACATTAGATAAACACTCAGAAGAAATATTATCTATTAGAAGAAATTTTGATCAAATAGATGCTTCAAGAAAAAAGAAACAATATTTTGTACATTATAAGTTCCTCCCTGGATTAGGCTTTTATGGATTTGGCTTGATTCACATGTTAGGTGGATTGTCAAGAACTGCTACAAGTGTTTTGCGACAGTTAATTGATGCAGGTACTCTTGCCAATCTGCCAGCAGGATTTAAAGCTCGTGGCATGCGTATACGTGATCACGACAATCCTTTACAACCAGGAGAATTTAGAGATGTAGATGTTACAGGTGCATCAATAAAAGAATCTTTATTACCATTGCCGTATAAAGAACCTAGTGGCACTTTATTTCAATTATTAGGTTTTGCTGTTGATGCAGGTAAATCATTTGCCGCAATAGCAGATATGAAAATGGGAGAGGGTAACCAACAAAACCCTGTTGGCACAACATTAGCATTGTTAGAACGTGGCACAAAAGTAATGAGTGCAATACACAAAAGATTACACTATGCACAAAAAACAGAATTTAATTTATTAGCATCAGTTTTTCAATCTTATTTACCACCTGAATATCCATACCAGGTAATTGGTGGTAATCAAATGATTAAACAACAAGATTTTGATGATAGGGTAGATATCATACCTGTTAGTGATCCTAACATATTTTCAATGTCTCAAAGAATTATGTTGGCTCAACAACAATTACAATTAGCACAAGCTAGTCCGCAGTTACACAATCTACGTGAAGCGTATAGAAGAATGTATCTAGCTATGGGTGTTGACAACGTAGATGCAATATTAAAACCAGATCCAAATGTTCCAAAACCAATGAGTCCTGCTATGGAAAACGCATTGGCTATGAGAGGAACTCAACCAAAAGCTTTCCCTCAACAAAATCACATGGAACACATGAAAACACACGCTGATTTTATTGCAACAAGAATGGTTCAAATAAATCCACAATTATATGCAATGATGGAATCTCATATTTTAGAACACATTGCTTTAATGGCTGCAGAACAAGTTGAACAAGAAATGTCAAAAGAAAATCAACAAATGGCAGCAATGATAGAACAAGCAAAACAGAATCCACAAGTTGCTCAACAAGCAGAAGCTGCACAAAAACAATTTATGATGCAAAAAGAATCTAGAATAGCTACTGTAGAATCTGCTATGGTTAAAGAAATGCTTGAAGAAGAAAAACGTAGAGTTAAGGAAGTAGAAGATCCATTGATCAAACTAAAACAACAAGAGATTGACTTACGTGCTGCAGAGACTATTATGAAACAACAATCAGAAGCTCAAAGAACTGATATTGATAGAGATAAACTTGAAATAGATGCTGGCCTTGAGTTAATGAAAACAGAAAGTGATAGACAAAGCAGAGAAAAAGAATCTGCTTTAAAAAGAAACATGGAGCTTATAAGAGAACAAGCAAAGAGAAATGATAGATAAAAACATAAAGAAACTACAGTATTATATACAGGATGTAGAGGCTTTGGCAGATGAAGTTACAGTAAATTCTGATGACCAACTTTTATTTTGCGCAGCTTTAGTTTCTGTGGTAAGAAATATTTACTTAACTAACTTAGGAG